AGCATCAGCGGGCAGTTCTACGATTACCTAGAAGAGTTTTGCCGCTTCCTACAGCAAGCACAGGACAAAGAAGAAATCTTGCTTCGCCGCCCTTGGACCGACGAGGACGCAATGGTCACTTACTTCCGCCTGAAAGACTTTGAGAACTTTCTAAAGAAGAACAAATTCTTTGAGTATAAGTCTCACCGCATTGCTCAACGTCTGCGGGACATCAACGGTGACAGCACCGTGCTCAAGATCAAAGGTCGAGCCGTCCGCGTCTGGCAGATACCTGCCTACAATGTAGGGGACATGGACATATCTACACCGGACTTTGCGCCAAAACATGGGAGCCCGTTTTGAGTAAGAACGTCTTTAAAGAAATGCGTAACGCCGAAATCGTTCACATGATCGATCAAAGGCACATGACAAAAACAGCAGTGGCTAAATGGTTCAACATTAGCAAGCAGCGCGTCTGGCAGATTTACCAAAGGGAGAAAGAGAATGTTCAGGATATTCGGCCCACCGGGGACGGGGAAGACAACTCGACTTCTTAATATGGTCGATGACGCCCTCCAGAAGGGTGTCGAACCTCGCAGCATTGCTTTCCTAGCCTTTACACGCAAAGCGGCTAATGAGGCCAAAGAACGCGCGGCTAAACGCTTTAACCTAGACCCAAAGAAAGACCTATTCTACTTTAGAACCCTGCACAGTCTGGCCCTGACCTGTTCCGACATCCGGACAGAGCAAGTCATGCAGGACGAAAACTACAGAGAACTTTCTGAAAAAATGGGTGTGGAGCTTCAAATCACCCGATCAAACAGCTTTGACGACGATCTGCCCGATATGACCAAAGCCACAGACCCCATCTTGGGCATGATAAACCTTGCCAGAATGCGTAAAGTGTCTCTGCGTGACCAGTACAACTCTATGGATAGCCCGATTGAGTGGAACATTATAAAGTATGTGGATGAATGCCTGCGCAGCTACAAAGAAAACCTAGAGATGTACGACTTCACAGACATGCTCGAAAGCTTTCCAGAAGAGGGCTTCCGCTCATGCCCCGCGTTTAAACTCTGCTTTGTAGATGAGGCACAAGACCTTTCCCCTATCCAGTGGGACATTGCTCATATTTTAGATGAAAAATCTGACCGTATGTATTGCGCTGGGGACGATGACCAAGCTATCTATAGGTGGGCTGGGGCAGACGTAGATCACTTCATTAACCTCGACGGTGGGTCAGAGACCCTGTCTCAGTCCTACCGAATTCCGCTAGAGGTACACCGCCTCGCAGAGCGGGTCGTGGGCCGCATAGATAAAAGGTTCCTAAAAGATTACGAACCAAGAGTAGACAGTCTCGGATCAGTGCGCCGCATCTTTAGTATAGAAGAAATGGACATGTCAGAAGGAACGTGGCTCGTGCTTGCTCAAGCCGGATACCAACTCCAGCCCGTGGCTACCGAACTAAAGTCCAGCGGATACCTGTACGAATACCGCGGCCATCGGTCCATCTCCGAACAACTAAGTGACGCCGTGAACGGCTGGGAGCAACTGCGCAAAGGTAAAGACATCCCCGGCGCAACGGCTAGAAAAATATATGCCTACATGTCCGTCGGGGACCGTATCACCCGAGGATTTAAAAAACTGCCCGGTCTGGAGGACCAAGACATCGTAAACATGCAATCGCTGACCGCGCACCACGGGCTTTTAGCCGACGACAGCATGATCTGGTCTGAGGCGATGAACAAAATACCGGACAACGACAGGGCATATGTAACGGCGCTTCTGCGTCGAGGGGAAAGATTTAATGGTGAGCCCAGAATAACGGTCTCTACCATCCACGGGGCAAAAGGTGGGGAAGCGGACAACGTCGTATTGTTTACCGATTTATCACCCGCAGCCGAGCAACAGATGAATGTTAACTCTGATGACATGCACCGCGTATTTTACGTCGGTGTAACTAGAACCAAAGAGAATTTATTCATCGTTGAACCACAAGACTTCACAAGGAGCTATAATCTATGAAACGCGACGAAGTATTAAACACAGCAAAAGAGCTTATCAACGGCCAACGCGCCAAAGATTACGGGGATGCTTACAACAATCATGCTCGAATTGCAGATGGGTGGAACATTATAATAAGCGGAGCTTTAAAAAGCCACGGTTATCTGACCCCGGCCCACGTTACGTTGATGATGGATTGGGTTAAAACAAGCCGTCTGATAGAAACGATAGGCCATGAGGATTCGTGGGTGGATAAAGCCGGGTACACCGGGCTGGGAGCGGAATTTGTCGAGAGAGACGCGCTACCTGTAGACAAAATTATAAAGAGAATAAAAGATGAAGCTTAAAATGGCTACACCATCCCTGAATTCAGAGTGGGTTCCACCCGCAGAACTGCCCGATCTTACAGATGCAAAGACAATTGCTATCGATGTTGAGACCAGAGACCCAAATATCAAGAAAAACGGCCCCGGTTGGGCTGTGGGTGACGGTGAAGTGGTCGGATATGCCGTCGCAACAGCCGATTGGGCGGGTTATATCCCTACAAGACACCGCGGCGGAGGTAATTTAGACGAAAAAATCGTCAATAAATGGCTCAAAAAGGTTTTTGAGTGCCCCGCAGACAAAGTTATGCACAACGCTCAGTATGATGTGGGCTGGATCAAGCGCATGGGCTTCGAAATTAACGGTCGGATCATCGACACAATGGTTGTCGCGTCCCTTTTGGACGAAAATAAGTTTTCCTATGCACTAAACTCACTAGCTTTCGAATATCTGGGCCTCGCAAAGAACGAAAGCCTGCTCAGAGAGGCCGCAAAAGAATTTGGGTTCGATCCAAAGGCCGATATGTGGAAAATGCCCGCCATGTACGTCGGACCGTATGCCCAAACAGACGCCGAAGTGACCTTACAGCTATGGGATTATCTAAGAGTTGAGGTCGGAAAGCAAAATCTTTGGAATATTGTCAATCTAGAGTTGGATTTGCTCCCCTGCTTGGTCAATATGACATGGAGAGGCGTCCGCGTTGACATGGACAAGACAGAAAGAACACGCGACGCGATCCTCAAGCGAGAAAAGACCGTATTAAAAGAAATAAGGGGACTTGTTGGTAATGATGTGGAAATATGGGCGGCAAACTCTGTGGCGAAAGCCTTTGATAAGTTATCAATACCATATCCAAAGACAGAAAAGGGCGCTCCATCGTTTAAAAAGCAGTTTCTGGTCGAACATCCGGAAAAATTACCGCAATTAATCGTTCAAGCCCGAAATCTTAACAAGACCAGCGGAACTTTTATAAATAACATCCTAAAATTCTGCCACGGCGACGGTCGAGTGCATTCGCACATCAATCAGATCAGAGGGGACGACGGCGGCACGGTCTCTGGCCGCTTTTCGATGAATAACCCCAACCTACAACAAATCCCGGCCCGCGATCCTGAAATCGGGCCCCTTATTCGGTCATTGTTCTTGCCAGAAGAGGGCGAACAGTGGGCGTCAATCGATTACTCGCAACAAGAACCGCGCATCTTGGTTCATTATGCTCATGTATATGGCAAAAGCCGGGGGATCGCGCTCCGCGGGGTTGAAGAGTTTGTTGAGAGCTACAAAAACGATCCAAACATGGATTTTCACACAATGGTCGCTGAAATGGCAGACATCCCTCGAAAACAGGCCAAAACAATCAATCTGGGCATGATGTATGGCATGGGGGTCGCCAAACTGGCGGACCAGCTAGACATTGAAGCCAGCGAAGCCAAAGGTCTGGTGAAACAGTACCATGACCGTGTGCCATTCGTAAAAGCGTTGATGAACGGGGTTACAGAGCGCCTGAACAGCAAAGCCAGTGGCGGCGCAATAAGCTCTATCCTCGGACGCAAGTGCCGTTTTAATCTCTGGGAACCCGATTCGTTCGAAATGACCAAGGCGCTGCCATACCAAGAGGCTGTCTTGGAATATGGGGACACTTGCCGTCTCAAGCGGGCGTTTACCTACAAAGCTTTGAACAGGCTAATCCAAGCGTCTGCCGCGGATATGACAAAGAAAGCGATGGTCGATCTGTACAAAGAAGGTCATCTGCCGATGCTACAAGTGCATGACGAGCTTTGTATGTCTGTAAAGACAAAAGAAGAGGCTGAAGGTATTGCAAAGATAATGATAAATGCAGTACCATTAGAAATCCCTAGCAAATGTGATGTTGAAGTGGGTCCAAACTGGGGAGAAGCTGTTTAGAGGCTTGGCGTACTGCTCGATATACGCCCACCACTTCCAACTGCCCTCTTGCCTTAAACCGCAAGAGGGTTTTTATTTATATAAACATATTTACAGCGCAAGTTATCTGGTGTATTTGTTAAACCCTATAACCAGAAAGGAAATAAAATGGGCAACTCTTTAAGAGCCGTTATCGTTATTGATTTTGAAGCAAACACCTTCGAAGATGCAAGCGCACTTGACACGGCGATACGGAAAAAAGCAAAAACCCTTTGTGATGAGCTAGTCGATCCATCCAACACTTCTAAAGATGACTTATGTATTGTAGATCATAAAGCTGGCGTTCTTCTTTCAGAAAGACGAGGACCAACGGGTTCAATTCACAAAATTGTTTTTAGAGGCACAAGGGGTAAAAATAAACCAAAATTGCCGGATTGGTTATAGTAAAAAGGTTTTTCTTGCAGGTTCCCATAAACTCCTATATGGTCGGCCGTGAAGCGACGAGGATTGCCTTATGGATACTACAAAATGGAAAAGTGTTCTTGTACCAATTGAGGTTTACAAGGAAATTAAACTGGATTCCGCGGCCAACGGGCGTACAATAAGCGGACAGCTTAGAGTTATGTTTGATGTATATGCTCAAAACCGTGATAAGAACGTTGACACATCCCATAAAGTCGCGTATAAATGACTTAGACATTCTCCAATGTTTGATAAATGTTAAAACCCTCAGTTCATGTCCTGACTGAGGGTTTTTTCTTTTCTAGAAATAAAGGTTGACTTTATCCCATATCATTTTTATTCTCTAATTAGTAAAACAGGAGAATGTTAATGGGACTTGATATGTATTTAACGGGTGAGAAATTCATCCCCACGCATGACAACAAACACACGCGGCCTATCGTCGATGGATACAAAGTGTCCAGCACAATCCTTGATTTGGGACAGTGGCGCAAGCATTGGGCTCTGCATGAGTGCATCGAACAGGATTACGTTAAGTCTGACGGGCGCATTTTGCTAGAGCCGGAGTTCCTGCTTGAAATTGCTGACGCAGTTAAGCAAGGTAATTTGCCCGAAGCAAACTATTCACCCCAAACAGACGCCTTTCACAAAGAACCGAAAGAGGTTGCAAAGACCGTAAAGATTTTTCGCGATGCTTACGATTGGGTCAACCGAGAAGACGGCTTCTGGCGCAGCGTTTATTATGAAGGAAGCTTCTAATGACCCTCGTCGTAACACACTGCCCCGAATGCAAAGTAAAAATGCAAGCCGTAGATAGTAGAGAGCACACGGCCTACGGCTTTCCAACCGTGCGCCGCCGCCGTGCATGTATGAAATGCTCTTTCAGAATAACAACAATAGAGCTGCCTATCGATTTAGGTAACTCCATTTTTGAGGAAGAATAATGAGCGACATCACAAAAGTCACAGGCATTAAAGGCGCTACCGTTGCAGAGCAAATTAACTTGCAAAACTCCATGCGGCCTCATCCTCAGATGAGCGGTCGGGGGCACGGTAGGCTTGGAAAGCGCCACTTTCCGATCAAAGAAGGTAAAAAGATAAAGAAGCTAAAGTCCGCCCCTAAAAAAGCAGACTTTCGATACATGGTGCAGGATGTTGTCCGGCAGTGTCGAAGCGCCCCGGAAAAAGATGTCTTTGGTATCGAAAATAATACGTTGGGCACAGGTTTAAAATTCGGGTGGAGCTCATATGACTTCGCGCAGTCTTTAGTGTCTCAATATCAATACTTTGATTGCAGCCTGCTGTGTTCCTACATTCGAAGCAACTTAGACGAAATGTTTCCATTGTTTGAAACGCCGCCAACTCAGGATGTAATTTTACCATCTACAGAAGTCGGGCTGTACTTTAAAGACATCAATGACTTTGAAGCCGACGAATTCCATGTCTACAAATGGACAGAAGAATTTGACGAAAAAGAAGTAATGTTTCTGTGTAATATGATTGCTCCAGACAACCCTCGGAAATTCTATGTCGTGCTTTTAGAACGATACTCGGAGAACGCTAATTTTCTTGGAACGGTGGACAGCGAAAAAGGTGAAATCCAGTTAGCTCCACTTTGGATGGATCAAGACCATAAAATAGTAACGTATGAAACGTTTTTGAGAATTGTTTGTGCAGCGTTGGACACACTAAACCAACCGCGGCTCGTGGTTCAAAAGCCCATGCCGTTAAACTTTCTCCAAAAGCAGGGCTTTCGTAAATCGACAGGGTCTTTCGCTCCAGAAGCGTGGAACATGGTTTCTTGGAACGTAGAAGAACCCGTCGTAGCGCGGACATATGACGAGGGAAGAGGTGGGCGGCAAGCCCTTCACTTTCGCCGAGGCCACTGGAGAAAAGCTGAAGAGCATCACAAGAACGCTCAATGGAGCGAAAAACGAAACCGTTGGGAAAAGTGGATAGCAGGCTACACCGCCGGAGACACCGCTTTCGGCGTGAAAAAGAATTACCATTTACCAAGAAAGGAAGACACATGATCGATGACAGAGTGTGTATTTACTATATGATAGACCGTATCGAAGGAATTAAATCCGACGATGGACTGATAGACCTGAGAGACGAATTGCTTCGGAACCTCGGCGTCAATGCAAGACATAAACACAAAAATCCCGACGCGCTGGTCGCGGACCTCCCGCCTATAAAACCAGCCAAAAAAGGAAGACCTCGTAAAAATGGATAAAATCGAACTGGCCGGATTAGTAGGCTTTATTGTAGGTTTAACGGTGGGAGCCGTACTCTCAGGAATAATTATAGGAGTGCTATTATGAGTAGAGAAGACATGGATTATGCTTTAGATCAGGCCTTTAAAGCGGTGTTCGGCAAAATGCCGCCAAGCGGAACAGAATTGCGCCGCCAAGAAATAGAAAAAAGAGTGCTGGCTAAAAAAGAAATATCTTTCGAAGACATGAACTTTATATTTGAAGGATAAAAATGAGGCCAGCTTTGATCGGAAAGTGGCGCTTTCTGGTAGTGCTCAACCAACAAACAACGGTGGTTAAAATTACAGCTGGCCTCTAAAATAACTTAAATCAAAAACAAAAGGTGCGCAACGATGTTAGACTTAGAAAAGACCGTGAAAGACATTTTAGAAGTCTGCCCGCCAGACCTGTCCGGTCCAGACATCGCAGTCATAATAGCCAATATCGTATCCGCATATAATTCCGAAAGAATATGGCCCCTCGTGTCAGAAATGGCCGGAGCCTTTCTATATGAAGAAATCGACAAACAAAAAATGCACTGAGGGAGAGCAACATGGATGACGATAAACTAAACTCGTTTCAACAAAACGAACTGAAATGGCTCAGACGCCAAGTCGATAGACTGCAAGACGAAAAATATAAAACCGATAACGAGCAATATACCCGACGACTGAATATCGAACGAGAGCTATGGTCCGCTAAAGAAGAACTAAGCACCTTCGTCAAAAATCTACGAAAAGCCGGAAAACAAATATGATACTCGACATATCTCTACATGCCCTCGCAAAAATGACCTTCGAAGAAGCACTGAAAACCACGCGATATGGAGACACAATAATATACCATGTCGGATCATACGCAGGCGGTAAACATAAATTCGCGGCCCTCCAAGCTGCAAGAAATGGCCTCGTCTCGCTGGTGCAAAAACGTAAAGGAAAAGGCCTGTTCGAGTACACAGCACAACGAACTAAAAAAAGGGTAAGTTGACTTTCTCCCATATTTGTGTTAAGATGGTTTTGAGGGTTAGGACAACTCTCAAACGCTTTTTGACAATTTGGAGAATGTACTATGAAGTATAAAGCTATGGTAAACCCAATGGGGGGAACTTGCTGGGCAATCGCTAAAACCAAAGGCGAAGCCATGAGGATGCTGAAAGGTGAACTCAAAAGAAGCTGGTCACACCTGTTCGATATCAAAGGATGGCTTAAATCAGGAGAAGCAACCTGCGATATATACGAGGATGCCGGAACCGATAGCCATAACGATGATAAATACATCGAAACAGTCCCGTTGATATAATGTACGGCCAAACACTAAGAGAATACGTTATGGCTATGCACCAGTTCGATATCGTCTGGATGCCTAAACATAAAGATCAAGAACCACCGTTCTAAAAATAAGGCCCTGCGCTAAATGCGTGGGGCCTTTGGTTTGGGGAGCATGGATCAAAGAGCGGGGATCGCGGGCCGCGGAACTTAAATTACGCGGTTATAGTATATAGGCCAGAAAAAAAAAAAAAAAAAAAAAAAAAATTTAAAACATTAAACAAAAAAACAAAAAAAAAAAAAAAAAAAAAAAAAAAAAAAAAAAAA